AATTGTTTCACGTGGAACACAACACCAAAAGTTAAGAAAAGTTAAAACGAAAATAATTTGTGCACTTATGCTTGTATGTTGAAAAAAAGTTGTATCTTTGCAACGTGTTACTTAAACAAGTTGAAATATGAAAGAGTTTATACAACATTTCAGAGAGCAACCGAAAGAAGCAATTAAAGAGGTTGCTATGTGTGTAATGATTTTTGCCGTTTGTGGGGCGATGTTGTTTCTATCTGCAATTTTGCAGGGTTGCAGCGTACAACGTGAAAGCGCAAGCAGCGGCAAAGCAGTGATAATAACAACCGACACAACGTACATTTACCACGGCGGTACGGTTAAGTTTCCAAAAACAAAATAACAATAAGTTTAACAATTAAAAGTTTACTACAATGGAAGAAAAAAGAAACGCATTTGACGAGTTTTCGTTTGCCGCTTTGTCGGCGTTGGGTAGCCTTATGGCGTGTAATGAAGTTTGCCGCAACCAGCGTGCAGTTATGAAAATAAACCGCTTTCGTGCGTGGCTTATGGACTTGAAGCCGCAAGACAACCCCGAACCGAACTTGCCTTTTGACGGTGAACCGCAAGGACAGACAGCCGAATAATTAACAAGAAGTTTAACAATTAAAAGATTACTACAATGAAAAGTTTTGCAAGTAAATTTAACAAGACAACTTTCGGTATTGACACAACCGATTTTCAGTACACCAAGTTAGCCGATATTTTCAACGCTGAAAATGAGGGCGGCAAAGATGTGATACACAAAATCAATGGGCTTTATGTACATAAGTCGCAATTAGGCGACAGCCCCGTAATTATTGATGAGGAAAACAAACGGCTGGTGAACCTGCCAAGCCACACCGCCGAAACGGTGCGTGAAATACTTGCCGATGATGAGGCGGTACAAACTATCAAAGACGGCAAAGTCGGGTACACGATTTACGAGTACGAGAGCCACGGCAAGAAGTGTTATTCGATTTCGTTTGTGGACTTGTAAGAGTTTGAAAAGTTATGTTTAACTTTGTAGGGGTTGCAATGTTTGTAACCCCTATTTAATATAACAGCGTATGGCAAAGTTAGGTTTCAAGATTAAGTTTACAAAGCCTGTATTTGGAGCAACCCAACGGGCGAAAATCAAAAAAGAGATATTGCAAGCCGTGGAAAGCAGCCCCGAATATCGAAAAGAGATTGCAAGGGTTTTCCAAATGGCAAACCGCCGTATTCAGAACATAGAGCAAAGCGGACAACTTTCGCCAGCCGTGCAAGCGTTAAACAAAGGTGATGTAAAAGGGTTTACCAAGTTTTCAATGAAAGGCGATTGGAACACCCTAAAAATTGAGTACGGCAAGGCGATTTCGTTTTTACGCCAGCCAACCAGTACGGCGCAAGGTGCAAGGCAGTACGGGCAACACCTGCAACGTATGTATGACTTAACGCCCGATGAGTACAACCTTATGGCAAGGAACTTGCAGGGCAAGTTAAACAGCGTTTCAGATAGTGATTTCGTGGAACGGTATTTGATGCGGTACAAGGATTTCACGGGCGAAATGGAGCAAAGCGCATCCGACATAAGTACCCAAATAGAAAGTGAAGCGCAAAGCATTTCCCGTGCTATTGATGCGGAAATAGAACGGCAAGCAAATGAGGTTTCGGGTGCGTTGGATGATATGGCAAACGACATTCAACGTATCATTAACAACTTTAATAAGTTTGGTATGTGATATGAAGAAAATACCTTTTGAGTTACAGGAAAGAATAAACAGCCCGACCGAAATAGCGAGCATCCTGCAACGTGCCGTGAACGAAAAAAACATTATCGGCAACAGCAAGGGGGAACGCTTTTACAACGTGCCGTGCGCCTTTGATATTGAAACAACAAGTTTTTACCGTGATACGGACGGACGGGCGTACACATACGAGCAAGTGCAGAAAATGACAGATGTCAAGGCGAAATTAGAGAAAGCCGCAATAATGTACGTTTGGCAGTTTGGCATAAACGGATATACAATAATGGGGCGCACGTGGGGCGAGTTTGTCACGATGATGCAGACCTTAAGCGAGGTTTTAGGGCTGAATGACAAATTACGCCTTATTGTGTTTGTGCATAACCTATCTTATGAATTTCAGTTTATGCGAAAGTGGTTTGAGTGGCAACGGGTTTTCAGTATTGATTTACGTAAACCGATTTACGCAATAACAACGGGTAACATTGAGTTTAGATGCAGTTACTTGCTTTCGGGTTATTCTTTGGCGAAATTAGGCGAGCAACTGCAAAAATACAAGTGCGCAAAAGCCGTGGGCGATTTGGACTACCAGCAAATAAGGCACAGCGAAACGTCGCTAACTGATGCGGAAATACACTACTGCATAAACGATATTAAAGTAGTTATGTGCTATATCCAAGAACGTATCGAGGAAAGCGAGGGGATAACGCACATACCGATAACAAAGACGGGGTTTGTGCGCAAGTATTGCCGTGCGCACTGTTTGCGTAAAAAGAGCGATGCAGGAAAGACCGTGGCGAATTGGGATTACGTAAACTTGATGCAGGAACTACAAATTACGGGTATGAACGAATTTAATATGCTGCAACGTGCGTTTGCAGGCGGTTTTACACACGCCAACGCCGAATATACAGACGAAATAATGCATAACGTGGATAGTTACGACTTTACAAGCAGTTACCCGTATGTAATGATAGCGGAAAAATACCCGATGTCGCAAGGCGTTGCAATCACGGTTAAGAGTATGGCGCAATTTGAGTTTTTAATATCAAAGTATTGTTGCGTGTTCGATATTGAGTTTACCAACATATTTGCCAGCGAAACGCAAGACAACCCGATAAGCGCAAGCAAATGTTTTGTGAAAGAAAACCCGTGCGAAAATAACGGACGTATTGTGGAGGCTGCAAAAATTGCGCTGACAATTACGGACGTGGATTTTAATATAATCAAAAACTTTTACACGTGGGAAAGTATGCGTGTGGGCGAAATGTATTGTTACAAGAAAGATTATTTGCCGACCCCGTTTGTAAAATCTATCCTGCATTTGTACGAAAGCAAGACGAAATTAAAAGGCGTTGAGGGCAAAGAAGTGGAATATCTAAACAGCAAGGAAATGTTAAACAGTTGTTACGGTATGAGTGTTACCAACCCTTTGCGTGATGAGTTTACATATAACGGCGAGTGGGATATTAACTCAATGACAGCCGAACAAAAGCAGGAACTTTTATACAAGTACAACACCAGCAAAAACCGTTTCCTGTTTTACCCGTGGGGCATTTTCGTAACCGCATACGCACGGCGCAACCTTTTCACGGGCATACACGAAGCAAAAGACGATTACATATACAGCGACACGGACAGCATTAAAATAATGAACGGCAAGGCGCACGAAGCGTATTTCAAGGCGTATAATATGCAGGTGCAAATGAAATTGCGAGCCGCCTGCAAGTACCACGGTTTGCCGTTTTCGCTTTGCGAGCCGCAAACGATAAAAGGCATAACAAAGACTTTGGGCGTTTGGGATTTTGAAGGTACATATACACGGTTTAAGACGCTGGGAGCTAAACGGTACATGGTGCAAGAACCGAACGCACTGAAAGCAAACGGACGGGCATACGATTTCAGTTTAACCGTTTCGGGCGTGAACAAAAAGGCAGCGATACCGTACCTTATTGAAAAGTACGGGGCAAACGGGATATTTGATGCGTTCACTAATTATCTGGACATACCTCCAGCGGCAACGGGCAAAAACATACATACTTACATAGACTACGAGATACAAGGCGAAATAACCGACTACAATGGCAGCACGGCGCATTACAACGAACGCACGGGCGTACATTTAGAGCCAACGGGTTACAGCCTTTCCCTTTCGGTTATGTACATAAACTATTTGCGAGGTATTAAATTTAAGGACTAAAATAAGAGTATGACAACAAGAAAGACAAAGACAGACAAGCCGAAATTTTACGACTTGAAAGCGATTTTAAGCAAGAACGCCGATTATAATGTTATATTTGGCGAGCGGTCAAACGGCAAGACTTATGCAGCCTTAAAATATGGTTTGGAAAACTATATCAAGACGGGCAAGCAAATGGCGTATATACGCCGTTGGCGTGAGGATTTAAGGGGTAAACGTGCCGAGAGTCTGTTTGCAAACCACGTGGCAAACGGGCTTATTGAGGAACTGACAGAGGGCAAATTTAATGAAGTGTTCTATATGTCGAACAAATGGTTTTTATCTTTCTACGATGCAGAGAAAAACAAGCGGACACCCGACCCGACCCCGTTTTGTTACGGGTTTTGCCTTTCAGAGCAAGAACACGAAAAAAGCAGTAGTTACCCGAATGTTACAACGATTGTGTTTGACGAGTTTTTGACACGGCGTTATTATTTGCCCGATGAGTTTATGTTGTTTATGAACCTTTTGAGTACGATAATACGCCAGCGCAACGATGTTAAGGTTTTCATGTTGGGCAACACGGTAAACAAGTTTTGCCCGTACTTTACCGAAATGGGATTGAAGCAAGTGCCGTTTATGGAGCAAGGAACGATAGATATATACCGCTTTGGCGAACACGGCGCAATAGTGGCGGTTGAGTATTGCAGCACGATAGTACAACACAAAGCCAGTAACAAATACTTTTGTTTCGACAACCAAAATTTGCAGATGATTACGGGCGGTAAGTGGGAACTGGCAGTATATCCGCATTTGCCGTGCAAGTACAAGCCGCAAGACGTGTTATTTGTGTACTATATCAAGTTTAACGATGTTGTTTTGCAAGGCAACATTATACAGGTAGGCAACGAATGTTTCACGTACATACACGCCAAAACAACCCCGATAAAAGATGAGGAAAACAGCCTTATTTATTCGCTTGAAATGAACGGTAAACCGAACTACAAACGCAAGTTGTTAAGCACCGCAAGTTATGTCGAGCAACAAGTCGCACGGTTTTTCGCAATAGACAAAGTTTTCTATCAAGACAACGAAGTCGGCGAGATAGTACGCAATTATTTAATTACGAGCGCAAAGACAAACATTGTTTCGCTTAAATGAAAATAACGGCGGTTTGGTGCAAATTTCGTGCCGAACCGCACGTTTTAAGAAATAAATAACTACCTTTGCAATAGGAACTAAAAATTTATTGATATGGACGCAAATACTATTATTCAAATCATTTCAAGTTTGGGTTTTCCGATTGTGATGTGTGGGGCGTTGTTTTGGTACATGGTGAAACAAAGGCAGGCGCACCAGGAAGAAACGGAACACCTCAAGGACACGATTGCGGAAAATACGAAAGTATTAGCCGAACTCACAACCCTAATTAAAGTTTTGACAGATGAAAAGGAAAGATAACATTTACAAGTTGTACCAAGCGCAAATAAGGGATAAGGACACCGCCGTAACCGAATTTATTGCGAATACTTTGGCTAAAACTCAAAGTATGTTTGAGTACGAGGGTTTGCCCGAAAGCATACCGCAAAAAGAATTAGAACGCATCCTGCAAACCACGGGCAACGTGTTTGTTACAAAGGTGGACGGGGTTTTGTACGCTTTGCAGGGAGCAAAAGGCGGCGAACCCGATGTTTACGGACGGGCAACGCTTTACACCGTGGCGAACCCAGCGTTAAAACTTTCCAAAACCTACGATATACAGAAAGACGGGGTTTTGATTGAGAATGACAGCAACGGCGAAAGCCTTTTGCCGCTGATAGGACGTTATGCTGTCCTTCATACTGACGGGCTTATTTCGTTGAACACGGCAAGCATTTTGACCCGTATCACGATGCTGATAAGTGCATCCGATGACAAGACGAAACAGAGTGCAGAGGAATTTTTGCGCAAGATAGAAAACGGCGAGTTTTCAATTATCGGGGAAAACGCTTTTTTCAAAGGCGTAAATATGCAGACAGCCCCGACCACAAACAGCGTGTATATTACACAACTTATTGAACTGATACAATACTACAAAGCGAGTATGTACAACGAATTGGGTTTGAACGCCAATTATAATATGAAGCGTGAACGGCTCAATTTGGGCGAGGTATCTATGAATGTGGACGTACTTTTGCCGTATGTGGATAATATGCTAAAAGAAAGACAAAATGCAGTTGAGAAAATTAATGTGATGTTTGACACCGAAATTTCGGTTAAACTTTCTTCAAGTTGGGGTTTGGAAAGGGATAATTACAACGCTTTGGCGGCTGATTTGTCAGCATCCGCAGAAACGACCGAAGAACCCGACCAGCAAGACGGAAACGACACGGAAACGACCGAAACAGAGGAAACCGAAGAAACAGAGGAAACCGAAGAAACGGACGGGAACGACACCGAAACAGAGGAAACAGAGGAAACGGAAGAAAACGAAGAAAACAAAGATAAACAATGAAATACAGCGAACTATTTACAACGGGTAACGGCATATTCGCAACCGTTTTTAAGACCGAATATCCGACAGAGTACGCCGCAATTTTCGGCGATACCGCACCCGAAAAGTTAGACGCTTACGCCTTACTGATGTACGGCGGCAAGACCGTTGTAAGCAGCATAACCAGCGACAACGCAAGCGATGTTGTTTCGGCGGTGATTGCAATAAACGTGCAAGGCTGGGAACGTGAAGCGGCGGCGATGCTTGCCGATTACGATGTACTGACACCCGTAACGGGGCAAGTTGAACGGACGGAAACCGTAACTTTGCAGGAAAGCACAGACAACACCGAAACGGGTGCAAACAAGGCGTTCAACGATACCGATTTTTCAGACAGCGACCGAAAGACCGCAAACGATGAGAGAAACCGCACAGAGGAACGCCAAACAACCGAAACCAGCAAAGGAACGGGCGCAAGCAAATCAATTTCGACCGAAATTGCAAAAGAATTGCAGTTAAGGCGTGATAATTGGAGAAAAAACATTATCTTTGCGCTTGTAAGCGAGATAACAACGAGTATTTACGAATAACTAATTTAATTTTTAGCAATATGAAAGTAAAGCAGATTTACGAGATTATTAACAAAGTTTCGGGCGAAGTGTTGGGCAAGACTGACATTGTAACCGAGGATTTGACGGGCATCGTGGATTTAGGCACGGAAGTGTTTAACCAAGGCGCAGTTGACAATTACGTTAAATCACTTGTAAACCATATCGGCAAGGTGATTTTCGTAAACCGACCTTATGCGGGCAAAGTGCCGAGCGTTTTAATGGATGCGTGGGAGTTTGGAAGCGTATTGGAAAAAATAAGTGCCGATGTTCCCGAAGCCGAGGAAAATGATACATGGAACTTGCAGGACGGACAGACTTATGACCAAGATGTATTTCACAAACCGACCGTTACCGCAAAGTTTTTCAACTCAAAGGTTACGTTTGAAGTGCCCGTATCAATCACCGAAAGGCAAGTTAAGGAAAGTTTCAGCAACGCCGCACAACTTAACGGCTTTATTTCGATGATTTATGCAGCCGTTGAAAAGTCTATGACTATCAAGGCAGACGCTTTGATTATGCGCACAATTAACAATATGATTGCGGAAACCGTTTTGGCTGATGCGCAAGCGTTTGGAGCAACGGCGGCAGGTGATATGGCAGGGGCAGACCTTGCAAGCGCAAGCACTGCAAGATGTGTGAACCTTTTGAAGTTGTACAATGACAAGTATTTCCCTGCAACACCTGCAACGGGCGATGGCGAACCGACCCCGAACCCTGACGCACTGACAGCGGCAAAGGCAATCACCGACCCCGATTTTATCCGCTTTGCGTCTTACGTTATGGGTACGTATGCCGACCGCCTACAAAGCATCTCCACCGTGTTCAATGTTGGCGGCAAGGAAAGATTTACGCCGAAAGATATGTTACACGTTGTACTTTTGTCCGACTTTGCAAAGGCAGCGCAAACCTATCTTTATTCGGACACGTTCAACCGTGGCGATGTGCTTTTGCCACAAGCCGAAACCGTACCTTTTTGGCAGGGTAGCGGAAAGAACTACGATTTCGCCAGCACGGGGCATATCAATGTTAAGGAAAGCGGCGGCAAAGCCGTTGAAATTACGGGCGTGTTGGGCGTAATGTTCGACCGTGATGCGTTGGGCGTTTGCAATCTTGACAGACGGGTAACAACGAACTACAATGCGAAAGCAGAGTTTTTCAACAACTATTACAAGTTTGACGCAGGCTATTTCAACGACACAAACGAAAACTTTGTAGTATTCTTTATCAAGTAAATTGATAGGTATTAGATTGTTTAACTTTGGGCGGTGTGGGTGCAGGTGAAATCGCACCGCACCGCCTTTTTTCTTTCCGATATGACAACGATAAACTTTTATTCATACAACGGACACCCGAACACGGTAAACAAGCAGTTGGGCGAATTTACGGCGATTGAGGGCGATTTGCGGCAAACTTTCGATGTGTTGCGCCCGACCGTAACACTACGAAAGCAGCCCCGACCGACTTTCAATTATTGTTACATACCCGATTTAGGACGGTATTATTTCGTGGATAGAGTAAGTTTTGAGGGAAACAACGCCTACGAACTTGTATTGCGTATTGACGTGCTTAAAACCTACGAAAGCGAAATTTTGGCGGCAACGGGGCGTGTATCTGAAAGCGACAACCCCGACCCGTATATTTCAAACCGTGATACGGTTTACAAGCGCACCCCGAATTTTGAGAAAGTGCCGTTTTCTGAAACGGGGCTTTTGAATGAAAACGGGGGTATCATTATGGTAACTTTGAAAGGAACAACCGAAAATTAAAAGAGTATGGCAGTAATTGTAAATATACCTAACGCGCACGATGATAATAGCCAGTGGAACGCAAGCGGCGGTTATTGGGATATAAACGTAAGAACGAATGACGGTTATTTGTTTGTAGGCGATATTACAGCCGCTTACACGGACACCAGCGGAACGCCGAAAAGCGTTGTTTTGGATATGAACGGCGCAAAGGTTTGGGCGTTTGGCGAATTGTCTGATACTGATGCAGACACGGAAATAACTATCACGGGAAACACCCGAAGCGAAAACGATTTGGAAGTTATAAACAACATACCGAACACGACAGCAACGGGGACAAAGGGCAACGGTTATTATGATGCGAGCATACAAGTAACGGCAAACGAGGGTTACAAGATAACGGCGGCGCAAGTGGAGTTTACGGACGGTTACGGCGACACCGATACGAAGGACTTGACAATTTCGCCAGACGGTAAAACGGCAAGTTGGGAGTATGACGATGCCGACACGGGCGAGAGTTTCACTCTTACGGGTACGACAGCCAGCGAGGGAACCCCCGAAATAACCGTGGTGAACAACATAACCAACACGCTAAAAGAAGAACATACGTATGACGGCGATGTAGCCACGATAACCGTTGAAAGCAATCATTCGCCAATGTACCGTTTTATAAACCCGAAAGCAAGCTACAAAAGCACGGACGGGCAACAAAAAACGGTAGATATGCAAGTCGATGTTTTGAGTAATTACAGCCTTGCAAAGGTAACGATAACCGATTTAGACCCTACCGAACCCGTAACGCTTACGGGCGAGTTTGTAGATGTGGCGCACATTACGGCAAACCTTACAAATTGTTATGCCGACCCACCTTTGCCCGATTGGTTGCAGTTTGGCGAAACGCTTAACATAACTATCAAGGCGAACCCGAACACCGAATTTCACCCCGATGATGAAACGGAAAAACCTACATTAACGTGGGAGGACGAAAACGGGGAATATCAATTTATGGATTTAACCGTTTCAGAGGATAAAAAGACGGCAACGGGTACAAAGGTTTTGGACGCTGATTTAAGTAACTTTGCCGTAAATGCTGATGCGTTTCCTGTGGCAGTTGTAGGCGAGCAGTACGGGGCTATAAACGTGTATTTGGTAACGCTTGACGAATTGGCAGAGTTTAGCAAAAAGCGTTTTTTCAAGGAAACGGGCACGAGCGCACCCATATACGAAAACATAGATTTGGGCGCATACGTGAACAAAATACGCCGTGTTTACACAAACATAGAGGCAAGCAGCACCGATGTAATACGATGCGGCAACTACAACACGGGCGTATCTTGCCACCAGCCAGCGCAAGACAAAATAACACTTGATTTCGGCACGGCGGTTGTACCAGCGCACAATGAGGACAACACCGACTACGAAAGCGAAATACAAATCTTTTTGCCGTTTACAGGGTTTGTTACACTCAATACCGATTATGCAGGCAAAACAATAGCTTTGCAGTACGTTATAAACGTGGTAACGGGCAACGGGGTTGCGCTTTTGTCCTGCAACGGCGTTGTATTTCAAGTTGAGGAAACCGAACCAAGCAGCGAAATAATATACCTTTCGCCAAGCACCCAGGTTAAGACCGTTGGGGGCGATGCCTGGAACGAAATGTTATATTACGGCTTAGAACCTTACATTTACTGCAAATGGTACGAGAGCGCAAGCAACGGGCGAAACAATGACAGACAAACGGGCATTTTAGGCGATTTCAGAGGGTTTAACGTGTTCGATGATGTTACACCCATACACACCGCCGAAATGCTGACAGAAGAGCAGGAAATGATATATGCGGCTTTGTCTGACGGCGTTTATATTGAGTAACTGCAAGGCAGGACAAAAAGAAAGGCGGCAACTTGATTGTTACCGCCTTTTCTTTTCGCTTGCTGATTGTTATTTGTCTTTCATTATATCCGCACCCGTTAAACCGATGTACAAGTTTGTCGGGTAACATTCGCAAAAGGTTTTGAAACGCCCGATAAGTTTTTCAGTTGCGATAAAGTCATACGCTTGATTTTTGCAGGCGACTTCTTTTGCGAACTTGTTGCGTGTATCAAGGTTAACCACGATTTGATTTTCTAAAATATCAACGCTCGTTTGCAGGCTTTCGGCGATGCTTTCAAGGTTTGTGCGAATTTCGGGCGCATTTGCCGCCAAAAACTCAATGTGTTTCTTACTTTGCAATAACATTTCTTGCAATGCGTTCAACACTTTCTGATTTTCTAAAATTAAGTCGGTTGTTTTCATTTTGATAATGTATTTAATTGTTTAACACGATGCAAATGTAGGCATTTTATTTTAATTACAAGCTGTTGGCGTGTTATTTTGTGTTAATTATTCTTTTAACTTTGTTTAACAGTTGTGTTCCACGTG